CCTTGGGTAACTTTAGCTACAGTAATAGGACTTGCTGGGAAAGCACTACTTGATTTCCGATATAACGAACAGACAAAAGCATCTTATACTGGCGTAGATGTTGATGGCAAACGTATTCACAAGAATACGAACTCAACAGCAGGCCTGTCTGACAAGTTTAGGGAATCACACGATACTCGATATTGGATTGAGGATAGTGCGTGGCTGGGTCTTGTAAAAAATGACCGCTTAGCTACAAAAGAAGAAGGCGCTAGAATCGATGCGGCATTAAAGCAAAAAGAAGAGGCGGATGCTGCGAAAGCGAAACTCGATGAAGAGCTTGCAAAAGCGAAAGAGGACCTTGCTAATGGCGGATTAACGAATACCGAGGCTATTAATAAGGCGAATGAAGAGGCAGCTAAAGCGGCAAAAGCCCAAGAGCAGGCTGCTAAGAAAGCCCAACAAGCGGCTGAAAAGTTGACGAGTGCAGTGGAACGCATGGCCGATTTGTATCGGTCACTTACTTTACAAAGCCTACAAATTGACGGCAGTCAATACGAAATCGATAAGTTAACTGCTAAGAACCAGTTTGAGTCAAACGAAAAAAATATTCGTGATATTATCCGCTCTGTTTCAGGCGTGAATAGTGGCGCTATAGGACAAGCCGCAGGTGTACTAGACGCAGCTAATGAACAACTCGGTAAGGCGTACAAATTAGGAGCAGATGGTACCTGGGCTACGGATTGCGGAAAGCTATTCTCTGATGCAGTTAAACAGTCACTCGGGGCGGACGTACCTCGTCGAGTCGATAAGCTATGGGAAGCGGCGGCTGCTGTAGGGGCTTGGCACCCAGAAGGTGACGGATACATTCCTAAAGCCGGCGATGGTGTGGTTGTACTTGGTGATGAACACATTGTTATTAGTGACGGGAACGGAGGCTATACTGGTGCTAATACAAATGGAGTGGTCGCTAAGCCATCTGTTACCGCAGATTTCGGTGCTATCACTGGATATATTGACACAGCTAAGTATGCAGGTGCTGCACCAAGCGCCACTGCTGATTCTGTCGGCAGTGCAGAAAATGCTAAGAAACTAGCTGAGTCTGACCTAACTGCTTCCGTTCGTGCTAAGAATGAAGAGTTGTATCAAAAGCGATTAGCTGAAGCACAACGAAATCAGACTATCCGTGTTCGCAAGATGAACGAGGATATTAAGAAACTTGATCTTGAACGCACGGGCGACCGATTGCAATTACTTAAAGCGGAAGCTGAAGCACAAAAGGCTCAAATTGATGATAATGTCCGTGAGTATACAAAGGCAGTAGGCGATAAGGAACTCGCTGAAAAGAAAGCTCAAGCAGAGCGCTTAAAAGTGGCGTCTGATACTGAGCAGAAAATCAGAGAGTTAGCCTACACTCAAACAAGTGAAAATATTGACCACTTAACTAATATGGTTACATTAGGCCGATTGTCTCGCAGTGATGCGGACGCACTACTTGCTGAAGAGTTAAAGACCTATATTGACTATGCACGGAGTGAAGTCAATGAGGCCCAGTTAACGGCTACGCAAAGACTGCAGATTGAAAAGAACCTATTAGAGTCGCAACAAAAACTATGGGAACTCGCAGGTCGCAGTCTTAAAACGAGCCTACAAGAAGCCGCACGCCAATATAAGCAAGAGACTACCAATTATGCCGATTTAGCGAAGTCTACTTTTGATAGTACGATGAGCTCTATCAACTCAGCATGGACAAATAATCTCGAAGCTATGGCAACAAGAACAAAGTCATTTAGTAAAGGTATTAAGGACATATTCAAGGATATGACGAATGCCATTATTAAGATGATGATTCAGTTAACGTTCCAACAATACGTCATGCCTAAGTTGCAAGGATTATTTGGCGGCGCCGTTAGTGGTATCGGTTCGCTAGGTGCTGCAAAAGGGACATCGTCCTTTGCTGGTGGTGGTTCGTTTAGTTCGGCATTTACAGGCAATCGATTTGCCGCCGGAGGAAAAACGAACCCAGGGCTTATGTTGGTTGGTGAAAACGGACCGGAACTATTACAGTCCTCTGGATCCCATCGTATTTACACAGCAAGCGAAACTCGTAGATTAGTGGGTGGCGCTACAAGCAACAATGTAGTTGTTAATATCATCAATCAGTCTGGTCAAGAACTTGAAAGCAAGCAGCAGAACTCTCGGTTTGATGGTGAGAATTATGTTATCGATGTAGTAGTTCGTGCTATGGAATCAAACAAAGGAGGTATGCGTGACGCCATCAAGGCATCCGCAGTATAACTATGGCAGTATTTCCAGATATTCGATGGCCGATATA